CGCTCACGAAGGAACGCCTACGAGATTTCCTCACTCTCGAGCTGGGTGCTCGATGGTACCATATTGGACTCGAAGCTCACAGTGACGGGAGACCTCACCTTCACGCTTACGCTGGATGGGAGGGACGACACCGGGCACGCGGCGCCAGCCACTTCGACTGCGATGGTCAACATCCCAACATTACTATACCAAGAAACACAAAGGACGTACGGAAGTACATCTCAAAGGACGGCGACTTTCTCAGCAACTGCGCTGAAACTGATTTCGGAGACAATGAGGGAGTATCTCATAAGTGGGGTACTCTACTCGGGTGCGCGACTAAACGAGCTTTTATGGACGGAGCTAAAGAACTGGATCCTCGTACATTTGTGCTCCAGTACGAGCGACTGGAATACTTTTGTGACAAGCACTTCGGACGAGAGACTGACGAGTATACCGGAAGAAGAAGAGACGCGTTCGTGGAGCCCGACAGGTTGGCAAGGTGGGTTCTAGAAAGTTATGAGGTGGGCGCGTGCCGGGGGGGCCCCAGTCCCCTCCCTCCTCGTTAATATATCCTCTCATGCCTATATTGGCTTTTCTTTTTCTAGAGACCGAGGACTGAGAGACCGAAGTCACTCAGCTTGGTGGGCCCATCTCGACTCGGGAAGACTGAGTGGGCGCGATCTCTTGGCCCTGCCATCTACATGTGCAGCCAGTTCAATCTCGACGACTGGAACGACGATGGAGACACCCTTATCTTGGACGACTTCAACTTCGCCTTCTTTCCTCACTGGAAGGCCTTTTTCGGAGGACAAAAACAACACGTGGTTACCGACAAGTACCGAAAGAAAAGAAGAGTCAGTGGAAAGCTCCTCATTTGGCTGTGCAACGATGCCGCGGATCCTATCAGAACTCTTTCCGGAACTGAACTGGAGTGGTATCACGCTAACGTAGTGACTATTTATTTAACTGAAAAGCTTTATTGAACATTCTTCCAATAAGAAGTTATTCTCAAAGCAACTTGATATGACTCAGTAGCAGCAGCCATAGTTGGATCACCAACAAATATCTGCATTGCCCAATAATGGGTATGCCATTTACCAAAAAAGGGAGCAGTAAGTGCTCCCTCCAAAGTATCTTGTATCTCCCATTTACGATTGATTGGGTACCAGACCTTCTTCTCGGCAAAAGATTTCCCCGTAGACTGACCAAAGGTCTGAAGGCGGGTCTTTACAAACTTACGGACGTTGACGTTAGTTTCATCAAAGGTAGTAACCCAATTTCGAGGAGCATAAGGATTGGCACCGTCGAACATTTGAATATTTTCATTAGGAGCGACGGCCGCAGGCTGGACTACGGCAGTGGTAGTACTGTTGTAAAACGTACCGCCAGCACCAACAGGAGACTGCTGACGGGAAGTCATGTGCCACTGATGTATGCGAGCCATAACTGCTTGAGCTGCAGCATCCGTGCCTGCGTATACTTTCATATACACCTGAAATCCGACAAGGTATATGGTGCTGCCAATAAACTGGTTTGTCTGGACTCCTTGCGCTAGGTTGTAACTGAAAGGTGCAAAGACGAGAGTCTGGACGGCAGTGCCGTCCGTAGGAATGAATTGGAAATCAGGTTCAAAAACCTGGACCTTATTCGTCTCTGCAAAACGCAGTGCGACCTTCTGCATACGATTGGGACGGGTACGTTTACGACCAAAAGCAGGCTTCCGCTTTCTGCGCGTACGACGAAGAGGACGCCGAAAACGGCGTCTACGAACACGACGCATTCTAACAAACGTTCCTTTTGGAGGAGGTGGAGCGCGCAGTCGAAGACGAGGCTTCTTATTGGTTGGATAATAACCAAAGACCTCGTTATGTGGCCTTTTTAGGTTCCGCAAACCGGAAGAACGACGATTCCCAGAATCTAAATTGTGCGCAGCAGCTTGCGTTAATGGAATGCCACCAAGTGTCCTTGTTGCGGCGTATCCTAATTGCGGTGCAGCCAATCGCGCGACAGTATAGAGTCCAGACATGGTGAAAAATTTTCACTGTGCGCTTATATAAGAGTGACGCTGACGCTGGGGGCGGGTAACATTAATGTCCGCCCCCTTCCGCTTCGACGCAAAAAATGTCTTCCTCACGTATCCAAATTCCGGAGCGCTCACGAAGGAACGCCTACGAGATTTCCTCACTCTCGAGCT